TCTGCTCATCAAATTGGGCATTCTCAAAGTTCCCGCAGCTCCTGCAGCTCCCGCTGCAAAATAGTTCCATCTAACTAACACACCCAGGGGTGTCAAAAAATGACACTTCTGGGTGGTGTTATCTATTGTTGCAAAGGAGAGTAAAATGACAACTAGGATAAGAGTATCCCATTCTGCAATTAAACAGCAACTTAGCTGCAATCGCAAAACTATGTTTGAAAAAGAGTTGCGACTTTTTCCAGTCAATGGTTCTATGGCTATGAGATATGGATCTGGTTTCCACAAAGGTATGGAAGCGTACTATAAAAATAACAGAGATCTTATTAAAGCTATGGAAGCTGCTGCGGCATTTTGGCAGAAACCAACAAAGCAGTTATTTCATGAGGACTACAGAAATTTAGAGTCATTGCTGGCATCCATTTCACTTTATCACGATCAGTATAGACTTGATGCAGAAACTGTGTCAGGCGTACCTGAGAATAAAATATCTACCTATATATCCTTAACGGACGAGGAGAAAAGTTACTACGGTGACATAGAGATTGAATTTGTAATAGTGGTAGATTTAATTCTTAATGTTGATGGACTGGAATGGGTAGTAGACTTTAAAACAACTTCTGTTGATCTTTCTTACATGGCTTCCAGAATGAGAAAGATGCCGCAGTTGATGGGTTATCAGTTTGTAGCAAATGATATCTATGAAAACATTAATGGTTGTCTGGTGTATTATCATCAATTAAAAGCATCTAAAAGTAGAAAGACTGGTGAGTACGGAGAGACAAAGACAGACTTTATGAAATTTCCTATGATCTTCTCTAACAAAGATTACGCAGATTGGAGAAAGTACATTATCTGGCAAGGTTATTTACTACATAAAGCCAAAGAAGCCAATTACCCACCTAATTTTAATAGTTGCTATGAGTTCAACGCATCTTGTCCGTATCTTCCACTGTGTGATTATCCAAGATGGAACATAGATAAGTTTATGGAAATGGATGGTTTTGTGGTTGTTCCTGATGAAAGGGAGGATATAATTAATGAGGCTGGATGATGACGCTAAGTTAAACGTTGGATGGTTTATAGTAATGATGTTAGTGATAGTTGTTATGTACTTGATCTATAAATAGGAGGTGAAATGAGAAAACTTAAAAGATTATCTACAACTCAACAACTACAGGCTAAGATCACTGATCTTGAGTGTCTTATAAGTAAAGTTTCTTCAGAAAACGCTGTACTTAAAGCAGAGAATAGATTATTTAAAGAATTTAATGATATATTCTTTAAGCAAGGTGTAACTTCTTTAACAAAAGCTCTTAGAGTAGTTACAGATACTATGGCAACTAAATTGCCATCTCAATTTAATGGGAGGTTATAATGCCAAGCGCAAAAGATGTAAGTGTTAATACAGAGTTTATAAAAGTGATGTCTGTTGGCGAGCCAGGCACTGGAAAAAGCATATTAGGTTCTACTTTCCCAACACCAGGTTTCGTCTTTGACTTCGCCAACAGCATCATTTCTTATAAGGGTTTAGACTTTGACTACGAGCAATATGAGTTGAGTCCTATTGGGTGGATAAAGTTTGAGAAAGATGTTGTTAGCATTATAAAAATGGTTAAAGAAGGTAAGTATGTTTCTGTTGTGATAGATGATTTATCTGCCATGACAGCAGTATGTATGGAGAGAGCTCTTCAACTTGATCCTAAAAGATCACCAACTGGTGGGCCAGTGTGGAACATTCACTACTCAATGGTTAGGAATCTTATGGAGGGACGGCTTAAGCAGATTATGAATATGAACTGTAATATTCACTTTATAGCTCATCTTCATGTTATTCAAGATCAGGAAACGGGCAATATTACTGGAGTTGAACCAATGCTTACAGGTGCGTTGCCTGTAGTAATTCCAGGTTATTTTGATGAAGTTTACTATCACACTACAAAAAGAGAAGGAGGTGATACAAAGTGGTTAGTACAGACAGTTCCAATAGGTTACAACAAAGCAAGGTCAAGACTGTCTGGGAAATTGCGTACCTTGCCTGATCTTCTGCCTAACGACTACAACGAAATTATGGCCTATCTGACAGGAAAGAAGAAAAAAGAAACTAAACAACAAAACACAACAAAATAGGAGAACTAAACAATGGCTAAAAAGACTGAAAAAGCGGAAGTAGCTGAAAGAGAAGCAATTCAACATGAGGATGATGATATGCCTGAGGAAGCAGGAGATTTTAAGTTTGATACTGACTTTGATGTTGAAGATGAGTATAAGATGCCTCCGCTTGTACCGGCTGGGAAATATGAGGGCTTTGTTACTGCTGTTAAATTTCACGCAGACGATAATGCACTTGTCTGGCACATTACCCTGAGAGCAGATAACGATGTTCTAATGTCAGATAATGAAATGCCTGTTAACGGAAACATCATGGTTTATAAGAACTGGTTTCCCAAGGCTGGTGATGAGAGCATCAGGACAAAGACTGGCAAGATGACAAAGCGTCAAGCTAAGATTAACATGATTAAAGACTTTGAAAAGAAAATGAAGATTAACATGAACACTGCGCAGGATATTATTGAGGCGGTTAGTAATGCTGAGTGGATTGGTCTTGAAGTGTTAGCTACTGTTGAGATAAGAGAATGGGAAGGTCGTTTGAGTAATCAGATCAAAGAATTGTCAGCTGCATAACTAAAACAGGGTGGTTGTTGGAACTTTTGATAACTACATATTGGAAAATATGCGGGTGTTATAAGGACAGCCACCCTGTTGCTTTTTAAAGGAGAGTATTATGACACAAGATGAATTCAATGTGCTAGTAACAAAACGACTGACAAAATGCAAAAAAGTCCTTTGTATCAAAGCAGAGGATTACGCTAACGATAGGGATAGACTTCATAATTTTAAAGATGGAGCTTTTCTTACTGGGCAAACACCAGAACAGTATGCGTTGTCTCTTACAACTAAGCATATTATTGCTATAAGAGATAAGTTGCTTAGAGCTGAACCAATGACGCCAGAATTTGTCAGTGAAAAGATCGGTGATATTATTAATTATATGCTGCTGATGGAAGCGATTATTACTGAAGAGTGGGAATGACTAAATAGGTGGGCAATAACATGCCCACCCTTAGTTTAAGGGGATTAGCTATGAGATTAAATCAGATGTATCGCAATGTTCTTGACCTTAGCCTTGAAGAACTTATTGTTAAGGTTGAGGAAGATTCTGTTAAAAGAACAGCTTTTCTTGCCGAAGTAGTGTCAAAAATTGACATGCCTCGGACAACGAAATCTTCTTCAACTAAGTTAAGCGAACAGGAAAAAGCCATACTAAAAGCTTTAGGCTTAAGCATGAAAGATGTTAAAAATTTAGCGGGAGCACAATTGGAGGTATAATGGAGCATTATAAAGTAGTTAAGCCAACAGAGATTAAAGTAAGAGACGGGCTGCCACGGCTTCGATCTGAGATGGGAAAGATAAAAGACTTAGCAGAATCATTTGCTAAGTTTGGTCAACTTCAGCCTTGTGTTGTCAATAGGGAGATGGAACTCATTGCTGGCGGTCGGCGACTAGCAGCTTGTATGGAAGCAAACATTGATGTTAAGATTGTATTTGCTGACACAGTTGACCCGATTGTGATGAGGGAGATGGAACTAGAGGAGAATATACAACGTAAAGCATTAACTGCTGCTGAAGAAATAATGGCAGTTAGTGAATTGCATAAGTTAAAAGAAATAACTAAAGGTGAGTATGATCCGTCAACTAAAACTGGCTGGACGCAAAGTAATACTGCGGAGGTGATAGGAAAGACTAGAACTTCAGTTATTGAAACATTAGCTTTAGCAAAAGCTCTTGAAGATTTTCCTGTGTTGGCTACTTGCAAAACAAAATCTGACATAAAGAGAGCAATGAAAGGACTGCAAAGAATTTCTGATTCGATTAAAGCTAACGAAACCTACGATAGCACAATGAGTGATAATAAAGATAAGTTTGAATTTCATAATGTTGATTGTATTCAGTTTATGAAAGAGATGAAAGATAAAAGTGTTGATGTTTTATTTACTGACCCGCCGTACGGAGTAGATATACATAGTTTGGTTATAGGATTAGGTGGGCATACAGGCAGTAAAAATACAACGACTGGTATTAAATATGAAGATGGCTTTGAAGAGTCAATGAAGTTGATTGGTGAGTTGGCAGTAGAAAGTTCAAGGATTGTTAAGGATACTGGGTTTGCGGTAGTATTCTGCGCTATTAGTAATTTCTGGATTGTAAGGTCATTGTTTGAAGCTGCTGAATGGAACTGTAGTCAAAGACCTATTATCTGGATTAAAAATGAATCTGGCCAAAACAACGCACCTTCTAAGTGGATGAGTGCAGGTTATGAAAGTGCTTTATTTGCGCGTAAAATAGATGCTCGTATAGTTGTTGAAGGTAAGGTTGACTGGATACAGTGTCCTAATGTTAATCCTTCAGTAAGAATTCATCAAGCAGAAAAACCAGTTGCTGTTATTAAAGAGTTACTAAGTAGATTAGCTATGCCTAATTCTGTCGTTCTTGATCCTTTTGCAGGAAGTGCTGCTACACTCGAGGCAGCAATGGATTTAAAGATGTATGCTATTGGATGTGAGTTATCAACTGATGCTTTTGCTGTTTCTAAACAAAGAATACAAAATTACTTTAAGAAGGGAGAATAAAATGAATAATCCGCTGGAGGCAAAGATAACCGTTAATATGGATGACTTAAGAACTGTGGTGTGTAAGTGTGGGGAGGCTGTCTTCGAAAATGTAGCTATTTATAAGGTAGTTCCCGCACTTTATTCTGGTAATGGAAAGCCAACATTGCTGGGCAGACCTTGCATCAGATGCGTTAAATGCGGTGAGGTTTATGCGATGGATGAGGTAACAACTGGGCCAGTAAGTTAGGTGTAATATGCAGCTAAAAAAGCACTCGCTAATGGAAAGTATCGTTAATGTAACTGTAGGCTATATAGTTGCATTGTTATCACAGATTATTTTATTTCCAGTTTTTAATATTCATGTCTCACTAAGAACAAACATATGGATTGGATTTTGGTTTACAGTTGTTTCTGTTATTAGATCTTATTGTTTGCGTAGAGTATTCACGCATCTGACAGAAAGGAGAGAAGTATGATAGTTAAGACTACAGGTCCTCCAGATTCAAAAATGTTCTTTCTTGGAGAAGCTCCAGGAGAAGCAGAGGAACAAACTGGATTACCTTTTCAGAATATGTACGGTTCAGGCAGAGTATTTAATCTTATCTTATCTCAAAATGGAATTAATCGTAGGGATGTAAGGATAAGAAATGTTGCCTTAATACGACCACAAGCTAACAGTATGAGTTATTTCTTTTATGACTCCAAGTGTACTGTGCCTAAGCCAGAATTAGTAGAGTGGATTGAACAACTTCGTTGTGAGTTAGAAGAGTCTAGGCCTAATATAGTTGTAGCTATGGGAGCGTATGCTCTGTGGGCTCTTACTGGAATGAAGAAGATTTCAGAAGCACGAGGTTATGTAATAGAATCTACTCTAGTGCCAGGATTAAAGGTTATTCCTACTTATCACCCGCAAGCAATTAACTGGGAGTGGAAACTATTTCCTGTAAGTGTGTTTGATGTAAGGAAAGCAGTGCATCACGCAGGTTTTCCAGATGTGCCAAAGGATAAGACAAGGTATATTGCTCCAGCAACCTATGAGATGTTCATGGATTATCTTGAAACAATAAGAGCTCATAATAAAAGATTTGCGTTTGATATTGAAGCTCATGTTGGCACAGCGTACCCATACTTACTTGGTGTTGCCGACAACGCTAATTTTGGAATGTCTTTATGGACAATGAAGAATAATGTATCAGTTCTATCTTCAAGAGAGGAAGCACAACTATGGCATAAATTAGCTGCTGTTGCAAAATCATGCGAATCCATAATGCACAATGCCAGTTATGATAAAGCTGTAATGTGGCATCATCATGGCGTGCTGTTTGAAAACGTCTGGATGGATACGCTAATAGCAGCTCATGTTATTTGGCCTGAGTTTCCTAGAAATCTTGGTTTCATGGGCAGTATAGTTCTTGATGTGTTACCCTGGAAGAATTTGTCTAAAGTGGATGCAGCAGTATATAATGTTCTTGATGCCATAAGAACATTTGCTATTGCTGACCCTCTTATGGATGAAATAAAGAAGCAACACCTTGAGAAGGTATTTGATTTCGAGATGTCAATGCTTGATCCTGCTATTATGATGCAGTTGCGAGGTATTGCTTGCGATAAGGAAAAACGAGCGGAACTTATTGCAAGTAATACTGAGCAATTAACTACAATTAAAAAAGAGTTGGATGCTCAGTTTAACAGACCAATCAATTTTAATAGCAGTAAACAAATGCAACAATTACTTTATTATGAATTAGGTTTAGAGCCACAGTTTAAAAGAAGAAAATCTGTTGAGCAAACAAGAGTAATGACGACAGATGCAAAATCTATGAAGCGATTAGCTAGGAAGTATCCTAATCATACTTGGCTTTCAAAGATTTTAGACTATAAGAAACTACTAAAATTAGGTACGTTCTTAGGTGCTGAACCCTCACCAGCAGGTAGATACCACACTTCTTACAACATAACTGGCAGTGCTACAGAAGAAGAAGGCAGAAAATCCTTTGGGAGATGGAGCTCTAGTGGAAGCATTATTCTTTCCTATGGAAGTGGTAATCTACAGAATATTCCTCCAACAGCTAGAAAAATGTTTCGCTGCGACCAAGGTAAGGTATTGATACAAGCTGATATGAAACAAGCAGAAGCTGTTATTGTTGCTCACCTTATTGGCGATGTGCGGTTACAACACTTCTTTAAGAAAGCTTTCGAATCTCCAAAGGAAGAACAAGATAAGTATGACGTTCATAAACTAACTGCATCGCTTATGTTTTCAGTTCCTTATGAGCAAGTTACAAAAGAGATTAGAAGAATTGGTAAGACATTACGTCATGCTTGTTCTTATTCTGCTGGCCCTCAAGTAGTAGCAGATCAGTTGGGAATTGAGTTGAAAGAAGCAAAGTCACTTCTTGCTCTGTATCATAAATCTAATCCATTACTTAAAGTATGGTACAGTTCCATTCAGAATGAATTACGAACAACTAGAATGTTGGTAACTCCACTAGGAAGAAAACATCGCTTTCTTGACAGATGGGGAGATTCTTTATTCCGTAGTGGTTATTCGTTTAAGCCGCAATCAACAGTTGGTGATTTTCTTAATCAGTCTATGCGAATACTGTACGATAAGTATGGTGATAAGATAGATATTATGATGCAACTTCATGATGCCATCTATGTTCAATGCGATGACAATAAAGAGTCTATTGAAGAAACTATGCGCATGATGACTGAGTGCATGGTAAGACCAATAACAATCGGATTTGAAGAGTTTATAATTGGAATCGACTTTAAGATTGGTTATTATTGGGGAGACATGGATGACTCCGATGACTTTGATTTACTTAACTTGGAGGATACTGATGATATCTAGTAAAAGAAAATCTGAACTTTGTCTTAAGTGCATGAAATGCTGCAAAGAATTAGTATTTATGGTGCAAGCTTCCGCAGAGACAGTAGAATTTTACAAAGCAAGAAAACTTCCAATTACGATGCTCCCAGGAAAGAGTTTTGTTCTCATCACCGTGCCTCATGTTTGCGATAAGTTGACTACTAAAGGCTGTAGTGTATACGCTAACAGACCTTTAGCTTGTAAGGCATTTAATGGCAGCACGCATCCTGCAACTAAAGATATATGTCTTTGGAATAAGGAGAAATAACATGAACAACATTATTGTAGCTACTAGCATAAGAGAGCAGCAAGATATAGTTTCTTTGTTGAAAGAAAGTTTAAAGGTTAT